CGGTATGGCGGTTGCCGATCTTGTGCGCATTCTCGAAATCGTCGTGCGCGCATTGGAGGGCGTGGGCGAGATTGCCGTAGAGGTTGCCGATTCAATACGCAAACAATTTACCTCGCTCGCCACCACGATTAGCAAGCTAAATTGGAACCCGTTTGACGAGGACGCGCGCCGCCAGAACTTCGAGGCATGGCAGGAATTCAGCGCGCAAGCGCACACCGCGCGCACCGACGCCGCAGAGAAAGGCAAACAAATTGTTAACGATGCCGTGGCCGATCTTAAGCGGATGGATGCCGCGCTATCGTCGGAATTCCGCTTTGTATCCGCGACCGTCGACACGACCGCCAACAAACCGCCGCCGGACACTGGCGAGGACGAATGGCTAAAGACGGATAAGGAAACGAAGGCAAAGAAGGAAAAGAAAGAGGAAACCGAAAAGCTAACCGAGGCTGAGCGCGCCGAGCTTGCCGCGAAGCAAGCGCTAGCCGTTGCGACCCTGGACTACATTGCGCTTTGCAAAGAACTTAACGGCGAGACTGAGGAACAGATACGGCAATGGCGACTGACGGCAGAGGGCGCAACCGCAACCGAGCGCGCGCTATCGGACTTGCAAACGCAAACCCAAACGATGCGCGAAGAATCCGAACAATCGCGCGAGCAATTGGCCGCTGAGCAGGAACGGCAACGCATCTTTTACGAAAACCTGGGCGCCGGGATTTTCGACGTATTCGCATCGATGGTCGACGGCAGCGAGGCCGCAGTAGATGCGCTTAAACGCTTGGCCGCGCAAATCCTCGCGACCGCGCTAACCGCCCAGGCGTTAAAGGCGCTGGGCTTCGATAGCGGCGGCAACTGGGGTTTTCAAGGCGTAGCGAAAGGCGCGGCTTACATGCAAGGCGGCGCGCGATTCTTTGCCCAGGGGGGCGTAGTGGCCGGGCCTACGCCGTTTGTTTACGGTGGCGGCCGCCTGGGCGTGATGGGCGAAGCCGGACCAGAAGCCGTGATGCCGCTAAAGCGCGGCCCGGATGGGAAGCTAGGCGTTGGAGGCGGCGCGGTGAATGTTGCCGTGCATAACTACGCGGGCGCGAACGTTTCCGTAGAGCAACGCGGGAAAGAATTACAGATTGTTATTGACCGGGTTACGTCCGACCTTGCCGGCAAAGTGGCGAGCGGCGGCAATCCGTTTACGTCATCGCTAGAGCGCGCCTATGGGGTGCGGCGATGATCGGCGCAAAGCCATTCCTAGAGCGCTGGATTACCGAGGCGCCGCCGGATTCGGCATGGATAGACGTGCTTGAGTTCATGCACCCGGCTTGGCCGCAAGGCTTCATCCTGGCGAACTGGCATTTAGATGCCGACTACATTTTTGAAGATGGGCGCCGCGTGCGCGCGCTGGCCTTGGCGCTGCGCGTTGATCTACCCGACGCCGGCACCGATGGCCGCCAGGATATGAGCATCACAATGGACAACGTAGGCGCGGAAATGTTCGCCGCGTTGGAACAGGCGCAGGCGTGGCCGCAATACCCGATCCGCGTAAGTTGGCGGGCTTTCCTGAGCAATCACCTTACCGAGCCGGGCGCCGAGCCAGTAGAGCTAACCATCGTCAATACGACGGTGACGCCTATCGCCGTGCAAATGGTCGCGAGCCGCACCGACATAATTAACCGCCGCTGGCCCCGCAAGGTTTACCGGGTCGAGCGCTGGCCGGGACTGAACCGATGACCCGCGATGACTTCATCGGCAAACGTTGGGCGCTCGGCGCCGAGGGGCCGGATGCGTTCGATTGTTGGACGCTCACGCGAGCGGCGGCGCGCGAGCTGTACGGCGTGGCCCTGCCCCCGCTAACCGAAACCGTCGCCACGCTGCGCAGGACGAGCGAGGCGGCCGACGCGATGCTAGAGCGCTACGACTGGCGCGAGATAGACGCGGCGCGCGCTGGCGCCGTCCTGGCGCTTTACAACTTTGCCGGCCGCGTTGTGCATGTGGCGCTTTGCTTGGACGAACGCAGCGCGCTAAACCTCGCGCTTGGCATGCGTTCCCATATCGTGCCAATTGCAACGTTACGCGGTATGCACGCGAGTGCGAGGCTATACGCATGGACGCGCTAATTCGCTACCTGCCCGACCCGTTCAAAGCGCACGCCTACGAGCAGCGCACGGCGCCGGCCGGCTTGCCGATCCTAGATGCGATCCGCGCCACGTTCCCGGATTTAATCGACGTGCCGTTGATCGTGATTCGCAACGGCATCCGCGCCCAGGGCGACGAGATACTAGACGAGGGCGACGTTGTAACCGTCGCAAGTCGCCCCGAGGCTATCGGCTGGGCAGCGGTCGCAAAGTACGTCGTGCAAGCATTGATCGCGGCGGCCGTGTCTTATCTTGTCGGCTACCTATTCAAGCCAAAGAACAAGACCGACAAAGGCCGGTCACCGGCCTATAGCGTCGACATACAACAAAACGCCGCGCGCCTGGGGCAAACGATCCCGGTAATCTATGGCCGCGTTAAAGCAATGCCCGACATTGCCGCGCAACCGTATAGCGAATTCCTGGCGCATAACGAACGCATTTCCATGATTCTTTGCCTGGGAATGGGCGAGTATCAAATAAATGACATACACATAGGCGAGTCGCGCGTAACCGACTTCCCGCCGGGCAATATCCAAACGTGGATTTTTAAGCCGGCCGATCACAAGCAACGGCTAGGCGTGATCGAATCCATTACCGGCATATGCGAGGACATGCTAACGATTCCGGAAACGTCGGGCGTTGACCTCGCCGCGCCTAACGATCCGCCCGAGGTAAGCGTAGCCGGCACCGTTAGCGGCGGCGTGCTGACGCCGACCAATCCCCAGGAGGCGCAGCTATGGACCGGCCTTGTGCCTGGGAAGCAATACGTTGTGACTAACTCCGTTGGCGGTAGCGTCGTCGTGCGTTACGTCGGGCAAGGGCCGAATAACTCCGCCGTGTTTGATGGACCGTTACCGCCGCCGCCTGCCGTGACCTGGATAAGTTCGCCGCTGCAACTGACGCCCGTAGACGATGCGCAAGAGGGGCGCATGATGTTGCTGTATACGCAAAACGAAATGCCGGCGCTCGGACTTGAGGAAATTGTTTACGTAGACAACTTCCCGTTTACAAAGCGCTTTGGTCCGTTTCAGATTGCGCGCAAAGAGGTACGCGATACGCGCATGTATATGCGTCTTTCCGGCCCTGGCTTCACGTCGGCAACCGGCGAGGAACCGCTACACCCGATGCAAAACGGCGCCGTTGTCCGTAATGCTTTCGTTACCTACTACGTAAGCGAGTACGTGCCCGGCACCGATCCCGGCGAGCCGTACCGCTGGCGCGGATGGTACGCGACGGCGCGACCTGGCTACGCGGTAGATATGATCTACGTTGATATCGTCATGCCTAACGGCATCGCCTGGGTTACGGATAAGGGCGACTACAAAAACATGACGACGACGTTTTACGTCGACATTCAACAGATAGACAACAACAACGCGGCAATAGGCGGACTGCGCCGCGAGACGATCCGCATAACCGGCGCGACCAGCACGGCGCGACGGCTAACGTACAAATACGCAGTAGGCGCCGGTCGCTATCGCGTGCGCATCGGCCGAGTCAACGCGCGCGACCAACGCGCGTCTAAGGAAATCAGCGCGGCGCAACTGTATTCGATCCGTTGCCGCATCCATCACACCGGAGAGGCGGCCTATGAAAATTGCACGCTAATCGCTATGCAGTTTGTCGCATCGGCTGGACTCAACGCGGCGAGCAATCGCCGTATCACGGTCGACTGCACGCGCATGCTAAACCCGTGGTTCACCATGCCGTTACTTGCAACCGTAAACCCGGCGCATGCCGTGTTAGATGCCTACACAAACACCGATTACGGCGGCGCGCGCCCGCCTAGCGAAGTAGACGTAGAACAATTTAGTTGGCTCAATGTTCAATGGGAAACAACGGCGGGCTTCAATGGCGTATTCGATCAGCCGACGACGCTTATAGAAGCAATGCAAGCCATGCTAGCGCCAGTGCGCGCGATGCCGTTGCCAATTGGTAAGCGGCTCAGCGTGACGCAGGACGCGCCGCGCGCCCGCGAATTTGTCTTTGGCGATGACACGGTAGTGAAAGAGTCCGTATCCATCGGCTACAACTTCGATGGCGAGGACGTGGCCGATTGCCTGGAAATCACATTCACCGACCCGGTTACGTTTGTAGAGCGCCGCACGTACTACCCGAGCCAGGGCGTGCGGCCCGATCCTATCGAGCTATTCGGATGCACCAGCGAGGCGCAGGCGCAAGCCTGGGCTAAGTGCGCATGGCAGGACCGGCAACTAAACCGCAAGACGTGCGAGTTTGAGCTAGAGGGCGAAGGCTACCTATTGCAACCGCTTAGCCGGTTCGGGCTTGCCGTTCCCATTTTGAATTGGGGCACGACTGGCCGCGTTATGCAGTTCAACCCGTCGACGCTTGCGCTAACCATAGATACGCCATTTCCCCAGGGCGTTACGCAAATATCGTTCAAGGACTACAACGGCAAGCTTACGACGCCGGTTAACGTTGCCCAGGTTGTTACGCCGTATGACCTTGTTCTAGCCAGCGCCCCGCCCGCAGACGTACACGCAGCGGACCAAACGCGCGACGGTTCCACGTGGGCCGCTGGACAAATCGGGCACCAGTATTTTGAGTTCTCGGTTATCAACCTCGCATCGTCGGGTTTCATGCGCGTTCGCGTGACCGGCAAGCAATACACGGACGCGGCCTATTCCGGAACCTTCGTAGAGAATTGGAGGACGTAGGGCTATGGCTATCACTATCCCGCTATGGCCCGTCACCCTGCCCCCGCCAGACCGCGACGGCTATAGCTATTCCCTGGACTTCGGCTTGCTGCGCACGCCGTTTGAAGGGGGCTATATCCGCCAGCGCCGCACCGCGTTTGGCATGCCTGGGTTCTATGCGCTGACTTTCCGCATGAATACCGCGCACCTTGGCATTCTGCAAAAGTTCCTAGACGAACATGGGTATGCATGGTTTGCGATGGATTTGGTAAGCGGCGCGGCGCGCTATGTACGGCCCGCGTCCGATTGCCTGATGCATCGCGTTCGCTTCACTAGCAACCCGCTTCACGAAATGATTGGCCCTAACTTGTGGCGCGTGACATTGCAGGCCGAAGTGCAAAGCATGCGCGACCCGAGCGCCGACGCCGCAGGCAATTTCTCGTTTGCACTTGTCGACGACGTTAAGCCAGAACTAACAGACGATCTAATCGATTGGGATTTGCTCACACTCTAAAGGACGCGCGGCTATGGCTCAGCATGATTATTCAATCGCCAATGCAACCGGCGCCAACTTCCGCGCCGACGTAAACAGTGCGTTGCAGGCAATCGTTACGCAGAACAGCAGCGTGACCGAGCCGGCCGTAAAGTTCGCTGGCATGTTTTGGCTAGACCTTTCGAC